ACGTTAAAGCAGTGCTCTGCTACGGACTGCTGCTGAATAGTTCTTACGATCCCCCAACGTTTAATTGTGCTGAGGCGTTCATCCAGTTCGCTCAGAAGTGGCTCTTTCATGTTCCATCCTTAATGCTACATAAGCCAAGAAGGCAAAGTTGGCCTGATCCATCAATTCAACGTATGAGTTGTCGTTGAACCTATCCGCGCGAATTTGCTCCTCGAATTCGCTGATCTCTTCAAGAAGCAAATCCATGATTCCCGGGAGGGATTCCTTTGTGGGTGTATCCTTGTGGGCATTCTTATCCAGCTTCGCAATCATCCCTGTGAAGAATGTAGCTAACAGCGGTGTCCAGTTGTTGATGGAATCGGGGACTTGGACTGTGATGCTGGCCGTCATTATACGTCCCTCACGACATGGTGAATTTTGGGGCTGAACCCAAATATGAATTCCACGGATTTCCCCACGAGATGTTGGATATCTCTTAGAGCGTCTATAAATTCGTCCCTGTCATTGGCGTTGAGATAATCCATGTGGCTTACAAACACAAAATCGGGGTCATTAGCGTAGCAGGCATCGTAGAATTGATCCATTGAAAATGAGGCGACGCGGCGAATTCGTTGAGTAACCGTTGTTAGCTCTGGCTTTATCCTCAGGGCTGCCCAAGATGTTTCGTACTGGTCCGGATACCAATCGCCGCTAGAATGGCCATCGATGTTTCCCACGCGGATGGGAAATGTTCGGATAGCCATGTAAGTGCGAGCCAAATGTCTAGGAGGAATGCGGGCATCAGCTAACCCCTGCATTACGGTGCATTCTCTGCTGGTGACTTTCGGATAAAATTCCGAATTAATGCCCAAGCTGAACCCTTGGGAAACTTCCATGAAATATGATTGAAGATCGGGCTTTATTCGGTGGTTTTGAAGAACTACGTTGGTAGCGATATCACCTAAGGAATTTCTAGCGATCGCATTTGGTTCCCGGGCAATTTTTCGCATCAGCGCCGCGCCGGTTCCACTACGCGTTCCGGCTACTTCCGCAATGGACCCCGTTTCTTCAGCCTTCCGATCTTCGTCCGTAACGATCGCAGCATTCGGATGAACGAATATCGGGATATTTGAATATTCTTCTGCTTCTTTCTTAAGGATTTCGCGGTCAATGATGGCCCCCGCTGAAAGATAGACTGGCAGGATTAGATGAAAGTGAGACATAAAGACGCTGAATGTGGGTAGTTGTTTCAGCACAATCTTCTTATCTCCGAAATAGCTGGTGTGACCACTATTCGGTCCCCCGCTATAGATTGAGCCGCCGAAATAGGCTCCATTTTCAGAGCGGAAGGCTTGATCCGCCAACCATGCGCTCAACGCCCCCTTTCCTGTTGAGCCAAACTGGCCGTCGACGACGCAGTGAATTCCTGAGTTGGCGAATAAGTCGCGCATCAATACCCCTCTCCTTCCTTATCGTCGCCCGACGCGGTTTCTGTATCTCTGCGCTCGGGGTGAAGCATCGCGGCGAGCGCCGAATAGCCAGCGCTGTCCACAAAATTGTCGAACGAATATCCGTAAGTGGAACGCGCCAGCTTTACGAGGCCCATCATTTGCGCGATGTCGTATGGACGGAGCTTCACTTCACCACGACTGGTGAAGCTGTGGTTGATGTAAGACGACCACAGATCGGCGATCATGCCGAATGAACGTTCGGTGTGTCCGTGATCCTTGAGCCGTTTACGTATCGTGTCCCCGGCATCCAGGAGAGCGCGCTCCGCAATGGTCAAATCTGTCGGCTTAATCTGGTTCATGTTAGTCCCTTCCTAGAGTGGTAGTATTGAACGAGTTGGTGGTAGAAGTCCATGTCGCTGGTAGTCACGGAAAAGCAATTTCTGGTGTGTATTACCTCCTCCGGGTGGTGAAAATAGTGGATTCCTTCTTTGAACCCGATGACGATTGGAATTACGTGGCCAGCATTGGTGGCGGCTGCCTTCACCCTCATCAATTCGATGAGTTGACGTTCCGTCGGACCAAATGTGTCGCTGCGCACCACCTTGACTTCGGCCATGAATACGGGCAACCCGACAGGGATTAGGATCGTATCGAATACCCCCACAGCGAATTGATCCTCGATGCGGCGGCCATAACCACCGTTCTCCTTCATCGAAGCAATCATTCGCCGCTTAACTTCGGACTCACTTGTAGTCGATCTCCGCGCGATCATACCACCACCTCGATACCTGGAAGATTGTTGTACCATTTTCGGGATCACGTTCAGTCATCCCCGCAATTTGAGACTTCGGTAACCATACTTGGGTCTGCTTCCCCATCGTGGGTTCGATGAGGTATGCCTTGGCAGTGGTGTGTTCGATGCGCGCTTCGAGTTCAACGGTAGGGTCTCCCGGTCGTATAGCCATTTTAGCACATCCCCGTATGGTCTGTCAAGGTATTTTTCGTAGTGTCTTAGGAATGGCGTAACTGGCGTCCATATTCACTGAACTGCCGCGAAATATGAACCATTTATCCAGTCGGTGCTCTAAAATAGCGATCCCCGGAATAAGGCGCCCTATCGCGCAGCGCTTCTTCCAGCGACGTTTAGACGTCCTTTTTCTTCGGCGATTCCATTTCGGGGTCTTGAAATTTTGCAAACCCATCACATCCCTCCGTTTCACAGTAAAAATATGGTCCAATTCCTCCACCGGCTAAGCCGTAACCTATTTGCATCTCTTTGCCGCATTTCGGGCACATCATCTTTCTTCTCCACTATCCACTTCTTATTGTAGACGTGAACTACTCTTGTCCCCACTTGTTGTAGTACAACTCCTTCTTTACCTTCCAACGTAGTATAAGTTCCTATAATCACCCCTTCAAATCCATCGCTTTCAACGCGAAATACACTAGTCTTCGTATTTGTCAAGTTTGGCTCCATAGGATGCTCGCGCCCAGTCCTTCCCACTGCCGAGGCCGAATGGGATGGGCACGGACAATTTTAATTCCTCGGCGACGTGTTCGATAGACTGAATTAGGGGCTTTACGTCGTGCCCCGGATCGCGCTGCCACAACAAGCTGTCATGAATGGTTAGCAGAATTTGTACCTTGTCGGGATAGGCGTCCTCGTATTGGCACGCGCGAAGGAGGCACAGCTTGAGGTGTTCACCGCCGCCGTTCTGAATGATCCGCGACACGGCGCGGTAAGCGAATCTGGGGTCCTCGCAGTATGCTCGGCGACCGAGAAGAGTCTTAACATAGCCCCTCCGCTTGAAAGTCTGGATCGCCAGTTGCTGGAATTCGTTGATCTTGGGGAACGCGTCGATGAGGAATGCTTTGTGTGCAACCTGCGCGCGTTGAAGTGGCCATCGCATGTGTCCCGCAAGTGTTTTCTGGGACATCATGGTAAGCATACCCATGCTCATTCGCTTGGCAGTTTCACGGTCGAGGCCGAGAGTTTGCGAGGCTCTATCGTGGATATCCATTGTTCCGTTTCGGTACCCGTCGGTGAGAACAGGGTCACCTGAATAGTGAGTGAAAAGTCTGGGTTCTTGTTGTTTTGCATCAGCCTCTTCAATAACGAAGTCTCCGTCTGCAATAACCAGTCGCCGCACAACTCTTCCAACCTCGATGTTTCGCTTAGGAAAAGCTTGCAAGTTCGGTTCCGAACATGAAAATCTGACACCTGCGACTCCAAAGTCGTCCGACTTGGACTGGTTGAGGACGGGGTGAACTCGCCCCTTGATATTATGGGTGTCTATCAAGGGAGTTATGAAGCTGTCGCGTGCTTTCTCCAAGCGCCGTACTGAAAGGATGGCCTGCCCTATGTCGTTAGTTTCCAGCCATTTCTCGGTAAAGGAGAACGCGCCGCTGTCCGTACGATCGAACCTCTCGTCGGAGTACCCATTCATTCGGTATAGTTGCTCAACCGCCTTGGGCGACCGGGCGTTGAACCCCGGAACAAACACTTTGCTAGCCTCGACGATGGCTGTATTCACGTCGGCGACCACTTTGGTCGAATACTCGGGATCGATCTTTAGGCCGCGACTGTGAATTCTGGCCACGTAAGCGAGCAGGTCGCATTCCAGCTGCCACGATCGCCTAAGTTCTAACCCGTCCAAGAATAGCTGTTGAGCTTCCCACAACTCTAAAGTAGTAATGCCGTCGCCTGTTGCATAATCGACTACGAGGGGGTGATCTCCTTCCAGCCGCCAGAAATGCGCCATCTGTTTACGCTCGGGCAATCCGCCGAACCTGCGTGCCAATTCAGCGTACAATTCGTCGCCGCGCTTGGGGGTAAGCTTGCGCCGAATGGCACAGTCGTCAAGACCATACCCTCTGGTAGTATCGTCGATGATACCTTCATTAATCATCGTATCTTCTAACGGAGAGCCGAGAACGACCCCATGGCGATTAGAAATACGTAGATCAAAGCCCAAATTGTGACCGACAGTCCTATAACCCAATCGCGCTCTATCCTTGAACGCTTTGGCCAGTTCCTGCTCGAATTCTTCGACATTTGGTATGTTGCCTCCGGGTTCGTGTCTAACTGGTATGTATATTGAATACTCCTTGTTGGTAATCACATAACCGCATATTTTGTCGGAAGCGGTCAGACCGGTAGTTTCAGTATCGTAAGCAATCGGGTGCGGGTGGCATCGAACAATGTCGAGCGCCAACTGAGCGTTAATGAGCTGCTTCATATTTCATCCTTCGGAACAACGTAGTAACCAGCATCATCCAATGCTTTAAGGATGCGTTCAGCCGCAGCTTCAATTTCCCATACTGGCGGGATTTTGAAACTTGTAGGGTGATAAAGATGTGCAAAGGTAAGTAATTGCTCCGCGATTATATCCTTAGCGGGTTTCATGTCGTGTCCTTGTTCATCCGCCCCCGACTTCGGGCTGGGAGGCTTAAAAGCCGGGGGCGGCGATCCTAACGATGGTCAAGGTCACCGTCAGAATGGGATTTCGTCGTCTCCTGCTCGTTCGTTCATGGCCTTGCCAGCGGCGGAGTTGTCGAACACTGGCTTGTCCACCAGTTCCTCCTCAGTCTCGTCGCTTGCAACCCATCCGCCCTTGGCGAACTTCTCGTACATTTCGCTGCAGATTGCGGCGTTCTTCTCGTCGGCGAATCCCGCCCCGGTGTAAGTGTAGTTGAAGTACGGTCCCTCGGGGCCTTTCATCTGCACCGAGTTGATGTTGTACACCTGGACGAAGTGGGGCACCGGCTTGGCGTCGATGCGAGAAAGCAGCTGCTGCATCGGCTTCACGCTCGACCGGGTGTTGATAATGATCGACGGGGATAGCTCAGGGAAGTCGATCAAGTACCACATCATGTTGTACGTGAGGCTCGCCGCCGGAGGCGAATTGCTGTCGCCCGGGATGGAGGTTCCGAACTGATCGAGGCCGGATTCCGCCACGGTCTTCATGGTCTTGTACGTGATCGGCTTAGGCTGCCCCTTGGGGTGGACAGTGAATTCGGCGTCGGCGGGGTCCCAATGAATGGCATCCATTGCGCGGGCCAGAATGCCCCGGTCGTCATTGCGCGGTGCCCAGAGAACATAGGACTTGCGGATGACGATCGGAATGGCCTTTATGGTCGGGCCGAGGCTTTCCAGCGTAACAGTGTGCCAGAACTGTCCCGCCTTGGCGACCTCGGGGAAGTCCAGCAACTCCGGCGAAATTGCCTGGATCAGCTTGATCCGAGGGATGATGCGATCACTGGAATCGATGTTGCCGAGCGTGGCCTTCTGGTATTGCCGCAGATGGTCCGGAATTTGGTTCCGGGTGGTTGTCATGTCGCTCATGGTTCACTTCACTTTCGTAATGCTGGTGTAAGTCATGATGCCGGTGGTGAATGTGGGGGAGGGCAACTCGAACCCCTCCTCATTCAGTTCCTTGGCGAGTGCGCCGAGAGTTTGCGCATTCACCGTCTCTTGAATAACGCCGTCGTGACCATTGGCGCGCAGCCATTCGAACCCGGCACCTTTGTCGGGCATGGAAGCAGACCAGCGCGTTCCGAGCGACACCCGGCCGACGCCTTCGATAGTGGTGGTCTTGATGTTGTGTGCCCGCATTACGCTGGGCACGTGCTCCCGTGAGAGGCGCTCTTCGATACCGGCCAGAGCTTCGCGGGATTCTTTGATCAGCGCGGTTACGTGCCGCACCTTGTCGTAGTGCTTGATGACTTGAACGGGGTCGTTGGTCGAGATTACCTCGTTCGTCTCGTCCCTTACCTTTTCAGCTACTTCGGCAAGAGATATGCACACGGCATTGAGAAATTTTACTGTATCTTCTCGCATCGCTGCCTCGTTGCACCGGCAGCTTGATCGCTGCCGTACGCACATTAAAGCACGCCCCGGCAGCGCTGTCAAGTATACTTTAAATATAGTGGAGGCCCCCTGTGTTACCAAGGGGCCTCCTTCCACCACGGCCGAGTCAGGGGACCTTTTTAAGCCGCAGCGGATTCCGTATTGGCCGCCTTGTCGGCCGCTGCCTTGGCCGCGCCGGTAAGCGCAACCTTCGGCATCACGACTTCGGCAACCGAGCCGTCCAGCTTGACCGCCGAATTGGCCTTGCGGACCAGCGTTGCCAGCATGTTACGGAGCGTCATGCGAGCGCGGCCTTCGGCGCCGTGCCGCTTCTCGGCGACCTGCGCTTGGTAGTGGGCGACCTTCTCCTCGGCGATGCCGTTCTTGCGGCAGAGTTCGAAGAACTTGCCGAAGTCGAAGTTGCCGTCCGCCACGCATTCGCTCTTGATGAACAGTGCGAGGGGGTCCTCGCCGCCGTTCTTGTACCGGCCCGCGTACTTCGACGGCACGATCGACTTCGTGGTCTTGACGGGGGTCGGCGCTTCCGTGGCCGGTGCTTCGGTAGCCGGAGGTTGCCCCATATTCGCCGGTGCTTGGGTTTCGTCGTTCATTTCAGTTCTCCTTTCGTCTGGGGTCCATCCCCATGACGGGCATCCTACCACACCGACGACTTGCTGTCAAGTCCCCCTTGAATATTATCGCTATAACTGCTTACGTATAATCTCGTCGGAAACCTGCCGTACTTCGTGCTTACTTAGCCCCTCACTATTCGGTGGGGTAATTGTGTAAACCCCGTCGGTCGTAGCGATAATAAGCATATCGCGGTATCTGACTAATCCTAGAATTTCCTCGCCTGCTCTTGGTGGACGCCAAAAGAATTCCACCCCATCCATGTTATATTCCTTTCGTAAATCTAGAGTTAAGTCCACCCTTCCACGGCATAGCAGTTATGAGTGCAGAATCGTTAGGGCCGAAGTCGTCTACCTCGAAGGTGAACCGGGATTCTAAGGTCACCCCTATTGCCAGCCCCATCATTTCAGTTAGAGTTCCGATCTTGTACTTGAACCGCCAGAATTTATTTGTTCCGGACACCCAAGGCTCGAGAAGTCCAGCACTCGTGAACTCATCGAATACATGGCGGGGTTGAACAAATCGAATGCGCATCGAGTCGCAAGTGTCAGCGACCCTCTTATTAAATTCGGCGATGGTGAACGGGGCGGATATATCCAAATCCTCCCAGATGCGTCCTTCTTCGATGATGTGCTTCGCCACGCGGCGAGCGTAGGACATGTTGGACTCTACAATTCGGTTATCCGAACCGCTGGATAGATTCGTATCCTCAATTTCGTGGCGATTGACGGGCAGGGTATTGAAGATATGCATGTAATGCTCTTTGACATCCATTCGGTGAATGGACGTTAGGAACTCATCGAAGAATGGCTTAAGAGTGCCAGTCCAATTCCTAAATTCTACCTCTGTCTTGCGCATAAAATCCTTGTCATACGTCTTAAGATAGAACAACGCTCGGTCCTGCATGTTCTGTTGGCCGATATTCATGTCAAACTTGTTGGACGCAAATATGACGCGGGCAAAAATTCGATATGTCCGAGCCGACTGGAACTTCTCTGATCCTCCCATTCGGTCGCTGCGAATTAACTTCTTAATTTCGTCCGTGCTGCTTTCGCTATAGAACTTAGCCTCGTCAATGAATACAAACATTTTGTTGATAAATGGCTCGACAGAGAACGCGCCCTCTAATATCTTCGGAGATGCAGAACCCCACTGGTTCTGAAACAACTGCTCTAGGAATATGTTCCCAAAGAACGATTTTCCAATACCTTGCCCTCCAACAAACACAGGGGCGACTTGCTGCTTTTGTCCGGGATTTTGGACGGTCCACGCGATCCATTTCTTTAGCCATTCGACCTGTCCTGCGTTGTCTTGACTTAGGTAACCGAATAACTGGTCCATCATTTGGATACACTTAGCTATGATCAATGGGTCGGGACTCTTAGCAGGCTGAATTGGCCAACCGCGCCATGTATTGAACATGGTCATGGTTCCGACGTCAGAATCTTGATCGTCTGGAATTACATCGCCCGCTCGTGATAGGCGAAATATAGCGCCGGGTGGGAAATCGGGGTAGAGGTCTCTTCCTCCCACTCGTCTTCTTAAGGGCGACGACTCAAACAATTTGAATACTGGCTTAGACTTGCCCGCTACCTCCATAAAATCGTTGCGATGCCGTCTATCAAGTTCAGCTCCATCGTGTACAAATCTGGAAATTGTGTAAAACCGATCGCGGTCGATATATTGATCGTCGGTTTCATCGTATATGTAACGGTCTGCCATCCTAGTAAGCGGTGATACATCGACACCCGGCATAAATACTGTCCGCAGTGCGAACATTGATTCAGTACCAATGTCGGCTTCAAGCGCGGGCCACCCTGGAATTCGTGCATCGGGGTTGTTCTCCAATTTCTTCATAGCATCGCGGAATACACGTTTCCGCATGAAGGATTCGCTGTCCCCACATTCCTTGCATACGAATTCTAACATGGATTCTGCTGTCTCGGGAGTACCAACTGGACAGAATGTACCTTGAGCTACTCCCTCGTTCTCGTTGATACCCTGACTTTCGCGCACGAGGCGAGCAAGCCACCCCGCCACCTTAATAGTGAATTGCTGGCGGCTGCCTTCGATCCAGTGCGGTTGCATTATGTACAAGAATGTACCGAACGCGATGCCGGTGATTAGTACGGAAAAAGAAGTTTTACGCGGAGTGGTTGCAGCAATTTCGCCAATAGACGTAGCTGTCTTGCCGTCTCCGGCGTACCAAACAGATATATCGTATTTTCCTGCGTCTGTTTTGTGGATGTAGATGGAACCCGGCATAACCGTTTGGCGCGACTCTTTGATCGAATTCGGCGAGCTTTCATTTATCGGCCCCATTGATCTGAGTTCAGCTTTAAACCGCCTTCCTTCCAGCTTGAATTCCTTAGGTTCAAATCCCTTCATCATGTCGAAGTTATTTAGGTCGCTCTCATTCAACTGTACCATAATATGGGATGGAATCCCCTTGGACATCCTGCCGAATGCGAACCGGGTGTCGATGCTTAGGTACTTAAACGCCTTGATTAGACACTGATTATACCGTGGGTCTTCGGCGTCGATGTCAACATCTAACCAACCGAATTGTAGGTTGAAGCCCAGGTTCAGGGACTTCATAGTGGGATTATCGATCCACTCCTGAAGATTGGTATCCTTGAATTTTCGCTTAAACCAGTCCGATGCAAACGGGTTCTTGCCGGACATCTGTAGGAATACAGCGCCTACTTGAATAAAGTTGTTATTAATCTGAGCAGTAATTGCTCGTTGCTGATTGATTGTCTTCTCATCGGCGGAATTAAATGCGAATCCGCCCTTGATTTGTTCCATCAATTCCCCCTTCCCCTGAATAACTGTGGCGAGGAGGCTGGCCTGCCTTGTGTCCTCGCCACAGCTTCGCACAGGGGGTCGTACAGGCAACAGTATAGCACACCCGGGGGCGGCTGTCAAGTATTTAATCGACGTTCAGGGTGTCAGAAGCGTACGTGCGCCCGTGCGGGCGGGGGCGACCAGCTAGGTAGCCACGGACCCCCACGCGCCAGCGCACGGCGTATGTACGCGGACGCCACGGCGTATCGGTCCACGCGCGGGGGTGGG